AGAATACCATTCGTAAATACAAACATGTAACTATCTTGTTTGTTAACTCATTGCCTGATGGTGAAATACAGAAGTCCGATATAGTTGGTGTTAAAGATAAACTGCTGCATGATTATAAAATCAGTACAGTAAACAACTATATTGTGATCATTAATAAATTTATTAAATATAGCGAAATCATTGATGCGGATGATGATTTTAATTTCCTGAAACTTAAAAAATATTATTCAAAAAACTTATTGAAGAACGTAAGAGTCCAGAAAGATGATTCTTTGGATGATATTTTAGAACCTAATGAATTTCAAAGGCTATTGAAAAAAGCCCGTGAAATCAATCGTATGGATTTATACGAGATCATGAAGGTATTTGGATATACGGGCATTCGATTGAGTGAATTACAGTTCTTCACTGTAGAAGCAGTAACGGATGACAATGTGTATGTTATGAACAAAGGAAAAGGTCGAGGAATCATTCTACGTTCAGACTTGCGCAGAGAACTCCTTAAATACTGCAAGGACAACAAAATTGAAGAAGGGTGCATATTTACATCTTCTGATAAGAAAAGTCCTGTAAACGCTCGTGTGTTGTCTAGAGACTTAAAGATGATTGCTGGTAAATGCAGAGGGATTAAGCTTGGTAAAGTACATCCACATGCATTCAGACACCTGTTCGCCATTCAGTATTTGATGCAGAATGGTGAAAATGCGATTGCAGAACTAGCTGACATTTTGGGCCATTCTAGTTTAGAAACTACAAGAATCTATGTTCGTACAACAAGGAAAATGAAAAAGCAGAATCTTGAATCATTGAGTTATGCAAAAAGGAAGTAGGTAAAGAGGTAATTATACAATACGGGAGAAACAAATGAAAGAAGCTACTAATGTTAATACAGGAGATGTTATTCAGGTTCAAAATGCATCATATGAGGTTCTACAGGTAGTTCCTGATGCAGTTTATATGTTTGAAGAATATGGAATAATAGCTGCACTTGTACAAAGAAAAAACATTTCTTGCATGGGTGCAGCATATCGTTTTTATCAGGTAGATGGAAGGCTTTTTGAACTTGTGATTCTACCTAAAAGTAATACAAGGAATAGAAAGAGAATAAAGGAAATATCTTTATTCTGAGGATAGAAAATGAAACACAGTTTTGATGCAGAAATTGCGAATGAATATGGAGTTGAAATAGCTATCATGTTCGATATGTTTTGTTTTTGGATCAGCAAGAACGAAGCAAATAATTACAATTTCCAGGACGGGAAATATTGGACGTTCAATACATATGATGGATTGCATAAAATGTTCCCTTATTGGAATGTTCAAAAGATAAAAAGAATCTTAAATAAAATGGTTGAACTAGACTTGTTAATCAAGGGAAACTATAACGAAAATCCATGGAATCATACAACTTGGTATGCGTTTGGAGAAGCAGGAGAAAAACTAAAAAGTGCTTTATCTATCGATTGGTCAAAAGTGACTAATCGAACGGTCGAAAATGGCAATTGTAGAATAGTCAAAAATGACCAATGTACAATGGTCAAAAATGACCAATCTAAGACAGTTAATAAAACATTTATATACACAGTTAATAATAAAAGAAATATAAAAGAAAGTTCCGACGACACTGATTTATCAGCATCAGAAACAATCCCTTATGTTGAAATTATTGACTACTTGAATTCTAAATGTTCAAAGCGTTACAAGCATAATAGCCGAATTGCTAGAGATAAGATTCGGGCTAGATGGAATGAAGGATTCAGATTAGAAGATTTTAAGACTGTGATTGATGTTAAATCTGACGATTGGGTAAATGATGCAAAAATGAATAAGTATTTAAGTCCGGATACATTGTTCGGTTCTAAGTTTGAAATTTATCTGAACAGTGTAGCACCTAAACAAAAAACAAATAATTTTGTGATCACGAAAGGAATGAAGATGTAATGCGGTCAGTTAGTGAAATAATCCAAAAACAAAATAATGCGAACAATGAGAAATATCTTAAAAGCAAACATTGTCAAAGTGATTGTGATAAATGCATGGCAGCAGGCGCTTGTGGTATTTGGGAAAAGCCAGCGTATTATGACGGGAAATACTTGGTAGCTACAACAAAGGTGTTCTGTTCAAAAAGAAATGACTGTGAGAAACTATCAAGCTATCGCAGTGAGTGGATTGAGAAGAACAAAAAGAACAGTGGCTTAAAAGATTTGTTGAACAAACGAATCAATGATTTCGTTGCATCTGATCCATGGCAGGAAGCAATCAAAAAAATGGCAGTGAATTACATCCAGGATTGTAAAAACAATTTTGCAGAACACATGCCTTGCAATTGGTTGATGTTTTTAGGACAGAGTGGATGCGGTAAAACACATCTATGTTCAGGAATCAGTAATTGGTTGTTAGAACAAAATAAACGTGTTCTGTACGTCAGATATATTGAGTTGAGCAATTCTATTAGCAACTTTGATTATTCGCTTCTAGAACGTGCTAAACACGCTCAAATCTTGTATCTAGATGATTTGTTCAAATCTAGTGCAAATCGATTGGATGATAAAGCAATCTTTGATTTGATTGATTATCGCTATAACAACAACATGCAGACGATCATATCTTGCGAAAGAACAAGCCAGGAAATGATTGATATAAATGAAGCGGTAGTTGGACGAATTGTTGAAAAGTGCAATGGTTTCTTCTTTGAAATCGAGAAAGAGCCCGGAAAGAATTACAGGTTGAACTGATGGCACGAAAAATATACGGAATTTATAAAGATGACCTTCCAGTGTGCATTGGCACTGAGAATGAATGCGCATCTTTTCTAGAAACAACACTTAATTGTTTTAGATCGATGTGCTGCAAACAAAAATGTGGAAAAATTAAACATTCAAGGAATGGATTTATAATCGTAAAAATATGTGAAGAAATAGAACTGGAGGAAATAGAATGATTGAATCGAAAGTAATTGAAAAGTTCATGGAAGATAATGGCTTAGAACCGTATGACGTTTTTATGGCAGAAGGAAAACTTGAGAATTATAGCCCTTTGTATTTTAACGAAGATTTAGAACTTCGCTCGATGTTTCTTGATGGACAAAATTATGAAGGACCAATTTGTATAGTGCTCTTATATGGACTTTTAACAGGCCTTTATCCTGTAAGAAATAAAATTAATAAAAAGCGCACAGAAAGTAAGTCGGAAACTGTTGTCAAAGAAAATAGAAATCTTGTTTGTAAGGTATCTGTTAAAGGATATGTTATGACGGATGAAGAATTAGATTATTTAAGAAAGGCGTGTAATTTAGCAAGTAATGTTGCGTTTGAAAGCAACGAAAAAAACATTTATAGAAAATTAAATGAATATTTAATAACAGGTGAAAGATCCTATGACAGAAAATGATTTTATTCTATTCGACAGAATAGAAGTAATAAAAAAGACGATTGAGAAGTATGGGGAAGAAAACTTCTACATATCTTTCTCAGGAGGAAAAGACAGTACAGTTTTACATCATTTAATTGATGAAGCAATTCCTGGAAATCAAATACCAAGGGTGTTTATGAATACAGGGATTGAATATAACGATATACGGAGGTTCGTTGAGGAATTGACAGAAAATGATTTTAGATTTGTCATTGTAAATTCCAAAGTGAACATTCCGCAAATGCTAAAAGAAAAAGGCTATCCTTTTAAATCAAAATTTCACGCGGAACAGGTGCGGAGATTTCAATTAAAAGGCGATTTTGAAAAAACAAACCGAAATTATTATGAAGGTGTAAAAGCAAGTGGAGTAGAAGCATCCGCCAAATTTAAATGCCCAGGCATACTGAAATACCAATTTTCAAAAGATTTCGATATTCCTTTAAGCCCAAATTGTTGTAATGAGTTAAAGAAAAAGCCATTACACAAATGGGAAGAAGAAAATAAAAGAAAAATCGCAATTATTGGGCTTCGACAAGCTGAGGGTGGAATTAGATCAATGCACGAAGGATGTATTTTAACCAAAAATAATGAAGTTGTTAAATTCAAACCTCTAAATCCTGTAAATGATGATTGGATGGAATGGTACATAAAAGAAAGAAATATTAAGTTATGCAAGCTTTATTACCCACCATACAATTTTCAAAGGACAGGATGTAAAGGATGCCCATTTGCAATACGTTATGGAAAAGTACCTTCCAAACGAAAGAAAGCAATGTGAGCTGATTTGGAAGCCGATTTACCAGGAATATAGGCGGATAGGTTATCGGTTAAAGAGAGTTGAAGAAAAAAGATTATTTTAAAACGTGAGGAAAATATGAAATTAGAATGGAAAAATTCAAATTTTGGTAGGTACAAAAAAACACTACTTGTATTAACTGATGCCTACAATGAAAGCAGAGCAATCGCAGCAATTGTAGAGCACCAACTTAACGAGAGTGAGCCAAAATGGTTTGATGTATATTACACATTGTGTTTTGGAGAAACAATAAGCCCAATTCATCCGTTTGAAAGTTTCGAAGATGCAAAGATAGCAACTTTGCAATTCATTAAAGAAGAAGCGGTAGAAAGAATGAAAGAATTAACGTATATCATAAATTTTATAGATGAATAAAAGGAGAAGGAAATGACAAGTACAGAAATGATTGAAGATATGTTGGAAAGACAAAAGAAATATGATGCAGAAGTGTTTAAGAAACACAATGTTACAAGTGTTTCTAGACAACAATTAGAAAGGGCATTATTTGATGAATTAGGCGAATTGATGCATGCTCAAAAAGCTGATTGGTGTTGGTGGAAATTTACACAAGAGCCTGTAGATGTAGCTAAAGTATTTGAAGAATATGTAGATGTACTTCATTTTGCGTTAATGTTTGAAATTACTTATGGTGATTGTCGTTATCAAAATGAGGACATTGAATATAACTATAGGACACTAAAGTTTGATTCAGAGCTTGGACAAGCTTATGTGTATAGCAGAGTACTTGGTAGTGTAGAAGATGATGATGTATTAGCTTACGTAATTGCACTTGGATTGTCCATGGGATTTTCATTAGAAAAAATTTATAAAGAATATATTCGTAAGAATGAGATCAATAAAGAAAGGTTAGCAAACGGGTACTAGGATATGTGGATTAGAAGTCAAAGTAAAAAAGCGTTGTTAAATGTAAATCAAGTAGTAATTAACAACACTAAAGATGAAAGTGAATATTACATACACGGATATTCAGAAAGAGGAATCGACATATTAGGTGTCTATTCAACCGAAGAAAAAGCTTTAGAAGTACTGGATTATATTCAGAGCGAAATACAAAGTAATGTATACGATGAACAAACAGTATTAGAAATGCCTAATGACGAGGATTTTTAGAAGTTATATAGCTCATGTGAAGCGTTATTTGATTATTAAAAAGAAAAGTGGAGGAAATAAAAATGCCTAATTGGTGTAAGGGTACCTTAAGAGTAAGAGGTACAAAAGAGAATCTAACAAAATTTGTGTTAGAAGGGTTAAGTCCAGTTACATATATAGGACAAGATTTAGAACCTTTAAAGATGGATGGTTTAGGATGTATCGACTGCGAAAGATGTTGGATTAAAGGAACATATAGAGGATTTGTCGTTGATTCGCACGTCTATTTTGATGACTTGGAAGATGAAGAAGAAACTACAATTGGACTTGAAGCAGAATTCGCATGGGGTATTAGTTCGGAAGAACTATTAAATTCTTGTAAGCAATATGGAGTTGATATGAGAATTCATGCATTTGAATGTGGAATGTGCTTTAACCAAATTATTGAAATTATTGATGGAGAAATCACCAAGGATGAAGAAGTTAAATTCGATGATTATAACTGGGATTGTATTTGTCCGAATATAGGAGGATGAAAATGATTGAAGAAAGAATTGATGCATTAATTAAAGTGTATGAAGGATACATTGATGAGAACAACCAAAGTATCAAAAAACGCAAAAATCTTTTAATCGAGAAATTGGACGATGTACGTTATGAATATCTTAAATTATATGGCGAAACGATTGAAATATATATGAGAGAAAATGAATTGTTTGAAATGTTTATTGAATCGTTAAAATATGCAAAGACAGGAGAAAGAAAATGAATAATAAAGAATTGAAAAAAAACTTAGAAAAGGAAAGAAAAAAGCAAAGAGAAGATGCCATGAAAATAAATAATTTTATCAGATTAGATAAAAGCAGTGCTTCTGAAATCGATAAACAAATTGAGCAAACTTATTTATCTTTGCAAAATAATATTAAATTTGTCTGTACCAATAAAGACTTAATGAACAGTATGCTAGATGAATTAGACTACATTGTTTACGCATCGAAACTATATGGTGGCAAGCATGTTATGGAAGAGCTAAATCAGCGTTATAGAGATAAATTGATGAATTAGAGTTGCTATGGATAGGAGAAAGAAAATGATGGATATAGAGTATCTAGAAACAAAGGCTAAGCTAGAATCGATAAATGCTTGCACTAAATATGCTTATTTCCTTGAATACAGTGATGATTCACGTAAAACTTACGACTTGATCAGGGACTACTCAGATGAAAACCAAGATGGTTGTGAAACAATCGTTGAGCGTATGACCTGGCACGAAGTGGTAAGTGTTATTAATGCAATGTACTGCATCATGAAGCATGAATGCTTGGAGGAGTAGAAAGAAAATGGTTGAAATAGCTTGTATGTTATACAATTTGGCAATAATTGGAATCACCTGCTATATGTGTGCAAATTACAGTTATTGGTTCTTATTGCTATTATTGCTAACAGGCAGTTATAAAAGCGATGGGAGCGAGGAATAAAGTGTTAAGAAAACCAATACCAAAAAAGATCCGTGAACAGGTATATAAAAAATACAACGGTCATTGTGCCTATTGCGGATGTGAGATTGATTACAAGGATATGCAAGTAGATCATGTAATATCTGTATACGGAAAGTATGGTAGTAACGATTTAGACAACCTTATGCCAACGTGTAGGATGTGCAACTTTTATAAAAGTACATATTCTTTAGATGATTTTAGAAAAAATTTAGAAACATTGCATGAGAGATTACAAAAAACGTTTATATATCGTTTGGCATTGAAATACGGATTGGTTGTTGAAATAAAAAAAGAAGTAATCTTTTATTTTGAAGATTATAAAAAGATTTAAGGAGATAGAGGATGTCTACAGTTGAATTAAGACTTAACGAATTAATAGATGCATGCAAAAATAAAATGGATGAAATTCGTAAATTAAATGAACTTGAAAAAGCATTTTTAGATGATGAATTAGAAGTAAACCATAAAGAAAAAATGTTTACACGATTAAAAGAAATAGATAAATATGATTTTGAATTACTGGTTTTAGAACAGATTCTTAAAACACTTGAGTATGTAAGAACAGGGGAATATACCAGGAGATAAAGAAATATGAATAAAAAATATGAATACAATGGAAATATTTATTGTGAAGATGATTTATCAGAAGAAATATACAACTATGGTGGAGATTTAGATGATTTATTTTTTGATTTGTTGAGAAACAAAGATATTGAAGAAACTACTTATTATTCCGCTAAAGACGCTTGTAGTTCTGATGAATATTATGAAGATTACAAAGAATTAATTAAAGAAGAATATGAAAAGTTAGGAATTGAGGTGTTACAAGGCTATGAATAAATATAAGGAAGCTTTAAATACAATTGTTGATGCCATAAGGGATCACGTGTCATATAGAGAATTTGATTTGTTGTTTAGTGAAAATGAAATATACGGTGCAATGGCATTACTTAGAAAATTAGTTAATAAAGCAGATTCATTTGAGTGGATTCCTGTTTCTAAAAAGCTTCCAGATGAGCATGATAGCATCTTTGCTAAATTGTATGAAACAGATGTAGTGAACAATATGCTTTGGAGAACGCGATCAAAAGAGGTGCTTGTGACTATTGAATATGAAGATGGTGCAAGAACTGTTAAATCATCACATACAACTGATGGCAAATGGTGGATAGAAAAGGGAACTACATTAAGTAAATTTAAAGTTATAGCTTGGATGCCAATGCCTGAACCTTATAAGGAGAATGAAAATGAATGAGATTAAAATACCTTCAATTGAATTTGTTCGATTGAAAAAAGGAATGACAGATAGTGAATTAAATGATTACATAGCAGAAAATGATGATTATAGTTTTTTAGTTTATCTTAGATACAAATATGATTTTGAAGAAGAATGGACGTATTCGACGGAATGTGCAGCGTGGAATGCTTGCGAAGATTGTGTAAGTTGGTTAAATGATTGGTATGAAGGACAACAAAATGTCGAGTATTTGGCTATAAGCAAATTAGAAGAAGAAACTTGTACCAACGAATCAGAATATAATTTAGTAGATGGATTTGAATGTTCAAATTGTGGAATTATTATCGAAAATTATAACGAAATCGAAATTGATGAAGATTATCCAGAAGATAGATGTATGAAAGAATACGCACCGAGATATTGTCCAAATTGTGGCAGAAAGATTGTAGATTGAGGTGGATTTAATGAAAACAAAACAAGAATATATAGATGCTTTAAACCGTATGGTAGAAGTATATGACAATCTTGATGGATGTATGAGTGCAATTAACATTTTTAATGAAGGCGTACATTTACTTGAGGGATTAGTGAATGAGCATTTTGAAGAAAAGCAAGAAACTAATTTAGATCATTACAAAGATGATATAGCAGAACTCTTTATAGACAATTTAGCTATAGTTGATGGAAAACCAAAGAGATGTGTTTATACCGTATGTGATGAAAGATGTGACCTTCATACAGATTGTGACGATGAGACACATTATAAGCTTGTGAAAGAATGGCTAAAAAAGCCATATCAAAAGCCAACATTCAAACTAACTCAATTTGAATATGATTTGTTACAACTTTATAAAGGCAAATATAGTTTTAAACTATCAAATTCCTTAAGAGGTATGAAAGAAAAAGGGTATTTCAGAAGCGTTGATGAGAATGCAAAAATTGAAGATATTCTAGAAAGTTGTGAGGTAATCAAATGATGCAGAAAGCTATATTACTGAGTTTAGATGATACGTATGAAGAAGAATTGATTAGTAGTACTGGTAAACACAAAGAAGATTACATCGGTCAAGTTGGTAATATTGTTCATCAGCAAAACATTTGTGTACTAGTTGGCACGACTAGATATTTGTATGACATCGAATTTAATGATGGTGCTAGATTTTGCGTAGACAGAGAACAGATTGAATTTGTCGGAGAGAATGAGTGATGATTTATTTTATTGCAGGACTCTTTTTCGGTAGCATTGCAGCAATGATGTTGTATTCGGTTGTTGTATCTGGAAGAATCAACAATTTAGAAGATCAGAATGAAGTGTTAATGCACGAATTGGAACAAAAGAAAAAGGACTTGCGAGCATACAAATGTATGTATCACAGTTCTTATGAAGGATGTACATGGATGAAAGTAAGAGAAAATGAAGCAAGAAAAAAAGAATTAGAAAGGTTAGGATATAAAGGTGTTAAAGAAATACAGAATTAAATATATCAAAGACAATAATATTTGTGTGATGGAAGTCCAGGAGGAATCGAAAAGTATGGCAATGTATAAATTCTATATGAAACATCCATCATGCAGTATTGAGGAAATTGAAGAAATTGCATAGGAGAGAAAATGAGTAAAACGGATTATGAAGAATATGTAGATGTTCAAGTGGATGCATTAATTAAAAAGCTTGAAATGTTCAAGATCTATGAAAGAAAGTTTAAATCGTTGGATGGAATCTTAAAGGATTTGGAGGTTCGCAAAAAAGAATTTTCAGATCCAAAATCTCCATCGTTTGAACAAAGGTTGGATTCAAAGAAAAATAAGGACATTACAAATGATGTTCTTGTAAAGTTTATTTCAAAAGAAAAAGTGCTTGAAGACGACAAGAATCTTATCTTAGGAAAGATGAGAGAAGCTGAAACAATTATTGATCTTATTCCAAATGATGATGTTCGTTTATATATGAAACGTCATTATATCGATGGAGAGTCGTTTGAGAAGCTTTCAGGAGAAAAGTACTGTAGCAGAATGAAAATGTATTACGCAATGAAAAAAGAGCTTAAAAAGCTCGTTATGGGAGATTTAAGCAAATGATAGAGATATTAAAAAGAATAAGGGAATGGGTTGGAGATCATATTGATGAAATGATATTATCTGGTTTTATTATTACTATATTTGTTTTATGTGTGTTATATGCGATTGTTGCTTCTAATGGTTCAAATAATACATCGTCTAATACATCATCACATTGCAGCACTACGTTTATACCTGTCTACAATGGAAGAATAACTACTTTAATTCCAATAACCAGGTGTTATTAATTATATGGAGATTTGAATAAATAAGTGAGGATGAACAATGCAGAAAGTAATCAGATCATACATTTTTGATGGGAAAAGTTTTGAAGAATTGCAAAAAGCATTAGATGAAGGCTATGTTGTTGTTATGGCAAATAAGGTTGGGAAATGTGATGATGCTATTGAATACATTCTTGAAAAGAAAGACAAAGAAGTCTCGATTGATGTTATTGTTAAAGGATTAAGAGAATTTGCAAAAAGACTTTATGCAAGTGATGAACAAACAGAGTGGGTTAAGACAGGAATTTTACAAGCGGCAAAGCTCATTGAAGTAGGTCAAATAAGATGAGATTAATTGCATAAATATGTGGTTGAAAATTTCATAAAGTTTTTATTTTAGAAAAGTGTTACAAAGTAGCCTATTTACTAAATTTTTAAAAGGTTTGTAGTTAGTCTGATAATATATAGTTATCGGACATAGAAAAGGGGAAGAAAATGAATAAAATATATAAATTATTGATGGTTGGAATGATTGGCATTTCATTATTTGGATGTGCATCTGTGGATCGTTGGGGTACTGATGTAAAATCTGATTCGAATGGTGGATTGGATAGAATAATCAATGTGTATACAGCAGATGGAAAAGTTTTAGCAAGCTATGAAGGTAGAATTGATATTAAATCATTGACAAGTGGAGCTGTAAAATTTGATTATGATGGAAAAAGATATATTTATTATAATTGTTATGTAGAAACGATTGCAGATAAATAGGAGTGATAATGTGGAAGATTTCATAAAAGATGTTTTACTAGCGTTTGTTGCAGCTGGTGGATGTGGATATTTAAATTATTACGTTTTAACATGCACAAATGTGATTGAAGAACAAGACCGAGCAGATAAAGAAAGATTGTATTTGATGATCTTATCCTTGTTTAATATTCTTGTTTGCTTCTTCTTTAGTGATTATTTGAAATGGAATATTTATAAAAGTGTTTTGATTACATTTTTATTAACATTAATAAGTTCGTTTACTGTACATGCTCATGTTATTAAGCTTTTTAGAACATTAGTTAATTTGATTAGAAAAGGCAAAGGATTGTCTGAAATGACTTTTGGAACTATTCAGGAAGATGTTTTTGAAAGTGATAACATGACAATTGGATATTTCTATACTAGAGAAGGAAGTTTTATTGCGTGTGGATATATTGAAATGCATTCAGAAAGAACTGGTGAATTTACTATAGTACCAAGAAAAAGTGTATCTGAGAAAAGTTTTTCGGAAGCTTGTGCATTGCCAGGAGCAAAAGTTTTTATTAATGATGAAATGAAAATAGTCACCATCGAACAACGATAGTGACTATGGAGGTTATTTTCCGCCTTCTGATGGTATTTCTTTCTTGACTGTGCCTTTAGTTCTAGATTGAACACCATCATTACTTTTTTCATTTTCTGTCATTTTGTTATCCTCCACGATAATTATACAGAAATAAGTTTATTAGAAAAGTTTAAGGAGTAAAGAAAATGAAATACAAATTACCAAAGTTTTTAACAGAAAAACATATAAATATAGGTGATGAGCTTAATAAGCTGTTTATGATCAATAATACACAAAGTTTATTTGTACAATACGGAGATCGTGTTGTATGTGTTTATATGGCAGATGAAAAGTTTTATAGGTGTAATTATGATAAGAATGGTATACTCGTTATTAAGCATTATATTTGTGAACCGCAATTCAAAAGTTTATATAGAAAGTTTTTAGATAATGAAATTGATTGCTTAAACTATGAAGACGTAATGAATGGCTGCAATAAGTTTTATCTAAATTCAGATGAAGAATATAAAAAATTTTTAAGAGCGTTGATTGATATGTAGAAAGTTTTTTAGGAGTGATGAAATGGATGAAAATAAGTTTCCTTACAAAGAAGTTTTTGTGAGATATGATAATGTACAAATTGGTGTTGTTTGTTCTAAGATGGTTGAAAAAGTTTTTGAATACAATGCACATGATGATGAAGATGTATCTGTGAATTATGTTTATTATGTGAAGAAAGAAAAGTTTTCTCAGTTGCTGGAAAAGTTTTTTGACGGTTCGATTCTATGCAAGCATGAAAAAGAATCTCAAAAGTTTTTTCCAACGTCTCAAGAACAATTAGAAAAAGTTTTTCTAATCCTGGATAAATAAGCTTCTGGAGGTGTTGGAATGTTTGAAAACAAGTTTTTATATACTGATATTCATATAAGTTATAAAGATACAACAATAGTTGTTGTATGTTCGGATGATGCAGAAATTATTTCTTTAGAAACAGATGGTTCTAAAGAAGTATGGTATTTCGAAGTCAATAAAGAAAAGTTTGATAGTTTGGTTGTAAAGTTATTGAATAAAGAAATTGGAAATGGTCTCAAAAAGGATTCAAAATATTTTTATATTAATTCAAGATCAAACTTAATGAAAGTGTTTAGTATTCTAGATCCTAGACAAATGAGGAACTTCTTAAATTGAAAAAGTGAAAAACACGGTTTATAATATAGATGGTTAATTAATTAGGGTTTTAATTGCTTTCAGTAAGCTTTTAAGGCCTTTTTTATATTCAAACAAAAGAAACAAGAAAAACTTTTTGCAGTTGATTCAATTGGATATAAAAAAAGGACTTTTGCAAGTCCTTTTTAAAACGGAAACTCTTCCAGCATTTTGTTGATCTTTTGTTGTTCTGTAAGTGCTGCTTTCTTCTTCTTTTTTGGTGCAGCTTTTTCAATGCTCATTTTTTCGATTTTACCATCATGGTAAACATAACTTTCTTGCAATTTGTTTCTATTAAATACATCTATAGTTTTTGAATTAGTATTATAAGTTGCCAGCAAGCTTTTTGAACCTGGGTTTACAGATCTTAAAAAGATCCTTATTTAATATATCTATATAACATTTATAAATTTTGAAGAAATAACAGATATCTTTTATTTCTTGGATATCAGGCGCGAAAAGTTCTTTTTTCGCTTCTGCATTGAAGTATATTTGAATATCATAATTGAAAAGCTTGTCAAGATCATGAGCGACAAAAAGCCTTAAGTCATTTGTTTGAGCAGCTGCATACATACATTTATTATGATCAAATTTAAAACCATGATCTTTTAAAATTTTTTCAGTTGAAGCGTTGGGAGTTCCTAACGCTTCAACATAAATGTGGGGTTGTTTTCTTTCATTTGTGATGTAGTAATTAAAGTGAGTTCGCTCACGCTTCCATATTGTCATTTTTAAGCCCTCCTAAAATATCCAAAGTATATAAAGTATTTACAAGTAGCCAAAGTTCGCGCGGTTCAAGCATCCAAACAATAGTATCTAAACCATAATTAAGATCATATAAACCGTTTAAATGTTTGGTTATTGTATAAGGCTTGCAGCTAGATCCATTTAGTCGATCTAGTTTTTTTTCTGTAAATTCAATATATTCATTATTATTCATTTTTAAAACCTCCATTCATTATCTTCAAAAATATTTATAACAAGCGTATAAAGTTCGTTGCTCACTTGTTTAGAATCGTTTAAAAGTTGATCATAATAAATATTTATAACTTTTTTATTTTCGATATAAGCAAGATCAAAAATAAAAGATTCAATATGATCCACTAAACATTCATAATGAAAATCATAAATAATGTAATTACCTGAAATAAGATCATTCATATATGATCTTATTCTTGCGTATTTATGTAATAATTTAATTTCTAAAAGTTCCATTGTTTAACCTCCTACAATTAATAAATAAGTGGAAGTATGATATTTAAAAGGCCCAATATTATGCCCATAATTAAACCAGATGTACATGCTGCTAAATATAATTTTAAAAACGCAAGTATGAGCACCTGGACGGCGCTCATCTTGTCAAGATCTTTGCGGGTTAACATGTTAGTACCCTTCTTTTAAGTAAGCTAAATATTGTTTTCTAGTTTCTTCTAACCAGTCCATATCCCAGTCACTTTTCTCATCAGCAAGCCAAGTTTTGAACTCATCATCTTTTCTAGCTTCTTCTAATAGTCTATAATCCGAAAAACTTTCTAAATTCTCATAATCATTAATAATGAAATAATCGTCACAATAATGGAAGTCACCAGCCAATGTCATTCTTACAATTTCATTAGGCTCATAGCTTGATAAACATGAATCAAGATTATCATTATCTAATTCATAATAATATTCATTATATCGTTCACTTCTAAATTCAAACCATAATGGAAGAAGCTCATCATCATACATATTTTCAAGAATTTCATCGCCAAGCGCTTCCATGATTGCGCCGTCTGTAGAATGCGCAAAATCGTCGTATTGTGTAGCCATATAAGCCACGTGTTTAGTTGAAGTTTCACAAATAGATAACATATCTTTAACCTCCTTACTTTTCAATCATTTTTTTTAAAAGATATGCATTGAATGCTAACGATAGTAATAACGCTATTTTTAGTAGTTCCATATTTTAAAACGTGGTATAATATAAGTACCTAAGTGACTAAAATAAGTCACTTAGATATTTAGCAAGAAGCTTGAGGGCTTCACCGATTAAGAGCGTGTATATAATTTCGAACGTTTTGGATAGGTACGAAATCATGCGCTCTTTTTTTTCGCGCTTTTTTCTATCGCGACGTTTCATCGGTTTGCTACGTTTATACTTTGCCACGTTTGCACCTCCTTTCGTGTGGCTTGTCTCTTAAGACATTTACAATGTACACCATAAATATTACATTGTCAATAATAAAATGTAATATTTTTTATTTACAACGTTGCAGTTTGAATTTACAAAGTAAATATGATAATATACACATAAAGAAAGGACGGCAAAAAAATGTTAAAAGAGAAAATAAAAGCGTTGTTCACGATGCGAAACAAAACACAAATAGAATACGCAAAACATATAAACCGTACGCGTCAATCATTAAGTAACACGATTTCAAACGATAGAATGAATTTAGGTGAGTTTATAAAGTTATGCGATTGGATGGGCTTGGAAATAAATATAATTGACAAGACAACAAAAGAAAAAATAATTGAATTAAATATAAATGATATACAAGAAAACAAAGACTAGACACGCAAAATTGAGCGTGTCTTTTTTCTTCTATGTTTACATCTCCTAAACTTATTTTTTTTAGTGCTCATTTTTTCAAAAAGCTTTTTGTTTTTGAAACGTGCACGCAAGCGCCTATTTAAAAGGCTTTTAAGCGTGTTCGGTTCTAGTCTTATAACATATAGTTAACAGACTAATATATATATATACATGTATGGACGTGGTGAGCGTCCTTTTTTTGGTGGGGTTTTCTTCAGCTCCAGGAAGACAATTGACACGCTAGACATATGTAACGGGTGCGCATGATTCAATAAATTGGAGTGACGCAAGACTAATTGCATATAAGAACGTGCGCGCGTGTTCTATTAATGTAGTCATGACCATGTTATGAAAGAACGCTTACAACATGTGTTGTTGAAACATCTTTCAACACAATAATAAATATATGATAGTCATATGATTGAAGCCGTGAGCGGTGCGGCGTGGTGCTAGCTGCATAGGTTTGATTTTTAACCCTAAAAGCGCCCAGGGCTGGGATCAGATCAGCATAGACCCCCCTATCTTTCGGAAGTTTTTTGCGTTTTGGGGAACGGCGTGGGGAGTTTAAAAAAACCGGGTCATGTGTGTGTGACAAGGGGGTAAAATCTGAATTTCTTCATTTTGTACAGTGTACAAAGAAAAACCGTGATATTCTGTAGTCGTGAAGATTGGAAAACATCTTCTAGAACAAACAAGGTAGTTCTTGGATTGTTTCATTTTAGTGCCCGTTGAAAAAGACCTGTGGAAACATGGGTCTTTTTCATATCACTGCATTCAAAGTATTTACTGTTAGTTTTTGTCGTCCTTTAAATCTGTTAACTGTAGTTATGGTCAAAACTTTGAATGTAGCGATATGAAAAAATATTATGGTTCAGAAGCAACAAAAACAGGTGCTAGAAATTATGCTAGAAAATTTTACTCAAGCAAGGCTTGGGAAAAGAAAAGCAAAGCGTATAGGAAGGCACATCCACTTTGTGAAAGATGTTTGAAAAAAGGTATCTATACCAGGTCGACTTGCGTGCACCACAAAGTGCACATTGACCAGGACAACTATAGAGATGTACACATTCTATTTGGTGATTCTAATTTGGAAGCGTTGTGTGACTTATGTCATGCGGAAGAACATTCCAAACGTAAACCATCTTTTGAATTTGATGAAAACGGAATGCTTATAGGATGTGGAAGGGAGGATGATGAATGCAAAAAGGAGCATGGAAAAAAAGAATCAATTCACAACTAGAGAATTTAGGCACATTTTCTCCTGAATATTCGGTTGCGGTTGATTCACTTGCAGATGCCTTGGCCCAATATGATTCAACAATGAAGCAATGGAGAGATTCAAGTAAAGCAAATGGCTACAAATCACTACAGATGGTTGTTGAATATACGAACAAGGGCGGTGCAACGAATTTATCACGCTCACCATACTACATTATTACCGTTCAATTACGTGATCAGATCATGAAGTACTGCAAAGAACTTGGCTTGTCACCTACTTCACTCTCAAAGACAACAGAAGTATCCGGAAAAAAAGGTGATGAATTGGATGAGTTCATGAGCAGATTTAAATGAAATATCTAGATATTTATAAAGAACGTATTAAATCGGGTGAAGATGTAGTCGGTAAGTGGATAAAGCTTAATCTTCAATATGTTGAAAGAGGTTTAGCAAATGGAGATTTCTTCTATGATGAGAAAAAAGCAGAAATGCATATAGCGTTTATTGAAACGTTTTGTCATCACGTAGAAGGAAAAACAACAAAAGTGAAGCTTGAGCCTTGGCAAAAATACTATATTGCGTGCATATTCGGACTTGTTGATAAGAATGGAAAAAGGCAGTTTCGTGAAATACCAACGGTCATGGGCCGAAAACAAGGAAAATCATTTCTTTGTGCAGGTATTGAACTTGATGTTGGATTTACATCTGATGAAGCAGGTATGCAGATATACAATATAGCGCCAAAGTTAAAACAAGCGCAGATCATTTACAATGTTCTGTATCAAATGATGGAACACTCTAAAGCGTTGAGTCAAAGAGTAAAAAAACGTAGAACAGATATCTACATGAAACAGAACAACTGTAGATGGGAGCCAATTGCCTTTGCATCTAAAAAATCAGATGGATTCAACCCATATTTGACAATCTTTGATGAGTTTGCAGCCTGGGAAGGTGAAGCGGGTATGAAAATGTACAACGTTATGTTGTCGGCAGGTGGTGCAAGACCTGATCCACTTTATATTCCTGTAAGTACCGCAAACTATATTGATGAAGGATTATATGATGAATTATTTGTTCGTGGAACATCTGTTTTACTTGGTACGTCTGATGAAAAACAAATGTTGCCTTTCTTTTATATGATTGATGATATTCAAAAATGGGATGATCCTATTGAATTGAGAAAAGCAATGCCAAACCTTGGAATATCGGTTTCTTATGAATATTTGCAGAATGAAATTTTAAAGGCCCATAGCTCACCGACATATAAGGCGGAGTTTATAACAAAGTATGCGAATATCAAACAGAATTCAACGGAAGCATTATTTAGCGCAGAAGATATTAACAAAGTTAAAGGTGAAGAACTTAGATTTGAAGATTTTGCACATACATATGCAGTTGGTGGAATTGACTTGTCACAAACAACCGATTTAACAGCCGCATCTGTAGTTATACGAATTCAAGAGCAGGACTACATATTTACTCATTTTTGGCTTCCAACATTAAAAATCAAGGAGCTAGAAGAAAGAGACAAGATACCATATACAAGATTTATTCAATTGGGATATTTAAGTCCAAGTGGGGAAAACTTTGTACGGTATGAAGATGTTACGGAATGGTTTGAAATGCTACGTAAGAAATACAAGATTTATTGCGTGGTCGTTGGATATGACCGTTATTCGGCACAGTATCTTGTGGATGATATGAAGAAATATGGATATAAGATGGATGATGTCATTCAGGGAACTAACCTTACACCGGTTATTAATGAATTTACAGGATATGTAAGAGATGGATTTGTTCATACAGGAACAAATGGACTTTTACAAGCACATATGTCTAGTGTGGCATTAAAGAAAGTAGCGGAGGACAATCGTGTCCGCATGATTAAAACTGATCCAAGAAAACATATTGATGGGTATGCATCTGTTATTGATGCATATACAGTAAGACAAAAATGGTGGGATACATTTAAATACCGCCTTGAAAACAAGAAAAGGAAGGTGAATTAGTGGCTAAAAGCAGAAGAAAAAGATTTGGTTTGCTAGGAAGTCTATTAGGACTAAATAAGCCAGCACCTAAACAAAATCAATTACACTCTATGTTTGCAAGCTTAGGTGGATATTCACCAGTGTATTCATCATATGATGGTGGAATATATGAGATTGGACTATGCAGAGCATGTATCAATCGAATTGCCACATCATGTGGGAAGGCTTCACCTGAACTGACAAACAAAGACTACAAAGCTAAGATATATAACTATTTGGTTAAGAAAAAGCCAAATCCTTATATGACAGCTAGTCAATTTTACAAAAGATTGGCAACTATCTATTTTGCAGAAAACAATGCTTTCATCATTCCGATTGAAGATGAATATGGAATGATAAATGGTTTGTGGCCCGCAGTACCAAGTCAGTGTCAGTTAAAAGAAATCAATGGTGTAGTTTATATTTATTTTAATTTCATCTATGGCGAAACAAAATTGATTGAATACAGTAAAGTAGGGCATCTAAGGCAAATGCAGTATAAAAATGATTACTTTGGTGATACGAATGATGCATTTGATACAACAGCTAAATTGATGCTTGCTCAGGAAGAAGGAGCAATCAATGCGATCAAATCTAGTTCTATTGTTCGATTCTTAGCTAAAATTTCAACACCAATTGACGATGATGAGGATTATAAAGAACAACAGAACATGATCTTAAGAAATAACCTGAACAAAAATGAAACAGGTGTATTCCTTGTTGATAATCGTTTTGATGAAGTAAAACCGATTGAAAGTAAACCACTATTAGTGGATGCCAAGCAGAAGCAAGCAATTGAAAATAGTGTATACAGCTATTTTGGAATTAGTGAAGCTATTTTACAAAATAAATATAAACCTGATGAATGGAATGCATTTTATGAATCAATTATCGAACCATTCTTTATTGAAGTTGGAGAAGTGTTAAGTGGAATGTTATATTCCGTAAATCAGATTATGAATGGTAGTGAAATCATTCTTACAAGTGATCGTTTACAGTATGATTCGACACAAACAAAATTAAATGTTGCGACTCAAATGTTCGATAGAGGAATGATTGATACGAATGGGGCATTAAATATCATGAACAAAGCGCCTTTACCAGATGATGAAGGTAAGAAACGTTTTATTCGAGGTGAATATATCCAGGTAACTAAATCAAATCAAGGAGGAATTAGTTACAATGGGGAAACAGAACCACAGCAAAATCCAAATGCGCTCGATCCCGTTCCAAATGAACCCGGTGACGGAAAATAAACGGATTGATACTCAGTACTATGTTGAAGGATATGCTACAACATTTGAACCTTATGTTCTTTATCGAGATTACGAAGGTAATGATGTATATGAGTTGATTGAGCGTTCAAGTTTGGACAACGCTGATATGAGTGATATCATCTTCCAATTTGATCATGGAGGAATGGTATATGCACGTACAAGCAATGGTTCACTTATTGTTGAAGTAGATGAACATGGATTGTTTGTTGCAGCAGACTTGGGAAGAACAGAAGCTGCAAAACGTTTGTACGACAGTATTCAGGCAGGAATGGTTACTCAGATGTCATGGCGATACATGGTGGATGAGGAATCATATGATAGATCTAAAAAGATGTGGACAACACGTAAAGTATCAAAAATTTATGATGTTTCGGCAGTCTCGATTCCTGCAAATGATCAAACATCTATTGAAGCAAGGGCAAAGTCTTTAATGGATGAAGAACGGACTAAAAAAGAAAATGAAAAGAAACGAGAAAGACTGAGTTTGTTGTTGCAGATTAAGGAGGCTATTAATTAATGTTTACAGAGCAACAACTAGCAGCATTCAATGCAATGAATCACGAACAGATTCAAAAAAGATTTAAAGAAATTCAAGATGAGGTCAACAAAAACAATCCTAATACAAACTTGGAAATGTTACAGGCAGAATTTGATATCTTGCAAAAACGTGACAAAGAGTTACAAGGCAAGGTAGCACAACGTCAAGCGTTCTTGGATACTATGGCAAAATCTATTGTAGATGAAGATGAAGCTTTTGCTACACAACAGGAACAAGCTCGTAGCAAAGCACATCCATCAATGCCTACAAACTTGTCAGAACGTAAAAAAGGAATGGAAGACGATATGGAGTATCGTAGTGCGTTCATGGAATTCGTTCAAAAAGGAAAACAGTCAGAAATCTTAAGACAACGTAGTGCAGAAGCAGGTGTGGCAGCTGATCTAGGTATTTTAATTCCTGAAACAATTGTTCAGAAAGTAATGACTGAATTAAGTAAATCACGTGGTTACTTATACAATGCAGTATTACATACAAATTTCCGTGGTGGTGTTAAATATCCTATCGGTTCATTCAAGGCTACATTTAAACGTATCACAGAAACAACAGTGTCTGATCGTCAAAAAGCCGGTTCTGTTACAGAATTTGTACAATTTGGATATTTGATTGGTGAAATTCGTTTAGCACGTACATTACTACAAACTGTATTAACTGTAAATGCATTCGAAACTAAATTAGCAGAAGTTATTGTAGAAGCTTATTTGGAAGCTATGGATCGTGAAATTTTAACAGGTGACTCTACAAATAATGAATGTGAAGGTATTTTAACAGAAGCTAATAAAGTATCAGGTAGTCGTATTAAAGCCGATCATATTATTGAATTTACGGAAGCAGAAATGAAAGATTGGAAATCATGGCAAACAAAATTGTTCGCAAAGATTCCTTTATCAATGCGTAAATTAAAACCAGAGTTCGTAATGACGCCTGCTACATATGAAGCAAACATTAAAACATTGGCCGATGATAACAATCGTCCTGTTTATGCAGAAACATATAACCCTATTGATGGTGCAGAACGTGCAACATTCAAAGCTAGAACAGTTAATTTCGTTGAAAATGATACATTCAAAGATTTTGATGAAGCAAAAAACGGTGAATATTTTGGAATGTATTGGGTAGGAAAAGAAGCCTATGCGATCAACTCAAATATGCAGTTTGGTGTGAAGAAGTACTGGGATTATGAAAAGAATGAGGAAGTAACCCAGGCATTAGTTATCAATGATGGTAAAGTATTAGATCCTCAATACATCTTCTTGTTAAAAAAAAAAGTAGCTTAAGCAATGGAGATGTTACAAAAGATGAAAGTCAAACAGGAACACAATCATTAAATGATGAAGAACCTGTTGGAACTGATGATGAACCTATTTTATTAGATGATGAGCCTAAGAAAACTACTCGAAAAAGCAGTGCGAAGAAAGCTTAGGTGATAGATAATGGTGTTCAACATTTCTGAAAGCCTTCTAGAACGTGTTAGAACTGCTGCTACAAGAGCTAAATCACATGCTTATGATGATGAAATCAAAACGTATATCAATGCATGTTTATACGATTTGGATAGATTAAATATCTTATTTGATGAAGATGATTTAGAAGATGAAATTGTAGTAGCGGTAATAGCATATGTAATGTCAAAATTTGGTACAACGGATGCTTCAAATAAAGAATCAATGGCTAAAACATATGAGGATTTACGTCAGATTCTTATGACAGATAAATCCCATAAGAAGGTGACATAGTATGGCATATGAATATACTCGTGAGAATAATCTTTACTACGATGTGGCATATCTGATTGAAAAAGAAAGATATGTGGATGCAGATGGTGTGGAACATGTTAACGAAACGGAGAAGGAAGTATTTTGTCGAGTTGGTGGAATTTATTCAAAAGAATTTAATGAAGCCTACCAGGCAGGCATACAGTTAGCGTATAAGCTTGTTATTCCTACTATTGATTACAATGATGAGACAACAGTGAAATACAACGACAAAAAGTATGTGGTTTATCGTACGTTCCCATCCGGAGATACGATTGAACTATATGTTCAACAGGATGCTGGAGAATGGAAACAGTAAGACAACAAATCGTTGCTAAATTCACTGAACTTTTAGGTGAAGGACAATTTGTATATGGAAGTTTCAAGTCAAAACCCCATACCCCCTATGGGAATTATGCGTTGGATTATACAAATAATTACAATGCGGATAATATGACGTATTGCAAAATTGGAGTTTACATTTACAGATTAGTGACGGATCAAAAAGATTTTGAATTAGAAGCTAAAATCGAAGACATGTTTGATGAATTAGAAATACCATACCAAATCATTACAGATGAAGATATAACAACCCAAAAAGTACACTGTACTGAATGGACGGTGACATTAGTTGGCCGTCAATGATGTATATTGCGATATGTCGCAGCTTGGGCCTGAAATCAGAAAGATGATTCAAGAATATAAAGAGCATTCTTTAGCGCAGATTGATAGAGCAGTAGAAGAAACTACAAAAGATTCTAAAGAAATTATTAAAGCTAAGGCCAGGGTAGATCATAGAAACACACGCAGAAGAGGAAAATATAAAAGATCTATAACATATAAGATAGAACGTGAATTGGCCCATACGCGCGGTGTTATTTATGCGAGTGGCCATGAATACTCATTAACTCATTTACTAGAAAACGGACATAATTTATGGAATTCTCCTAGACGTACACGTGCATTCAAACACTGGAAGGATGGAGAAACAAACGCAATCAAGGAACTGCCAAGTTTAATCGAAAAATATTTGAAAGGATAAAAACTATGGCAGATAAAAACAAAGTACGATTCGGTCTAAAAAATGTACATGTATGTTCTATTACAGAAAGTGCAGGATCAATTACATATGGTACGCCTACTGCATGGAAAGGTGCTAAATCATTAACTCTAGATCCAGAAGGAGATACAAATACATATTATGCAGATAACACTGCGTATTTTACAACGAATACAAACAATGGATATTCAGGAAGTTTGGAAATGTCTGAGATTCCTGAAGAAATTGAAAAAATGATTTTCAATACAGTGACAACAGAAGAAGGTAATTTAGCAGAAGATGCAAACGTATTGCCTAATAATGTTGCGCTTATGTTCCAATTCGAAGGTGATGTAAGTGCTACTAAACATATCTTCTATAAGGTTGTATTTGCACGACCAAATGTAGAAGGTGAAACAAAAGAAGAAAGCACTGATCCTACTACTACATCAATGGATATTACAGCAGTTCCTGTTGAGAAAGATGATCATCAATGGGTAAAGGCAAAATGTCGTAAAGGCGATACAAATTATGAGAGTTTCTTTACAACTGCTCCAACATTACCTACTCCAAAAGTTGATGAAATGAG